ATCAGATACACCAAGAACACGCTCCATGTTCTTACGAAGGTTTGCTTGCTCAAGGCGTGCCGCAATCCGGGAATAATTAATATCTTCCTTGTCCAAACAAACATTAATCATCATCTGGTGAATATCAGAGGACTTTGCTGTCTCAGGGAGACGCTTATACGTCTCCATTGCAATCTCAGACCAGTTACCGCCTGTCTTAGTGGCGTATTGTGCCCACTTATTAAGCTTCTCTGCACTGAACTCTTCTACCACGCCGTTATTCTTAATTACATTCTTAAGCAATTTCCTCTCCTCAAAATTCTTTTCTATTATTCATCTTCCCAAGAGCTAATCGCTCCACGAGTGTTGAGCATCGCCAAGTGTACCCGCTTACTCGCATCAGGACAAGCTCCAATGTGCGCCTCAAGGCTTGCATAAGGACTGTCTAACCAAGCTTTGTCTGTACGTTCAAAGCCCTCAACCCTTACCCCCATCCAAGGTTGCTTAGTCGTTTCTGGACGATGTAGAACAGAGATAAGATCATACCCTTGTGAGATATCAAAGCCAATAGAAAAAAGTAGTTCTTCCATTTTCTTTTTATCTTCTTCTACGACAGCTTTCTTAAACTCTGCATTTTGCATCAGATCATAAAAGCTTTTTGCATAATGTACACCACTCATTTACTACCTCCCCACAACTTATCCAGTGCAGCACGTGGACTCATACCAATCTGATAGTAGCCTACGAACTCCGTGGCGTTGTCAATGAATCGACGATACGCCTCATTCTTTTTAATACCTTCAACGTGCTTCATTAGAACAGCAAGCTCCTCAATCCAATCTTCCAGAGGAAACTCTTCTCGAAAGCCTATCATTTTATTTACTCCTCAAAAGAGTTTTTCTTCAATACCCATCTCAAGAGCTTTCCGATATTGGATAAAGTCTGTTGAGTGGAAGTTACCACTTTTCTCAATATCATCCACATCACCAGCCTTAGCAATATGCTCTGTTGGGCTGAAATGTGGTGGATCGTCTGGATACACACCATTGCTCGGAAGGTTCAACATTGCATAAACATTCTCTGCTTTTTCCAAGCTATCGTCAAGCTTCCGGTAGCTCACTTGTGCCACACAACTCGCGCTAATCTTAACAGCGTCTTCTACCTCCAAACCTCCGTAAGTGTCCGGCTCTGTTGAGATGTAATAGATTGCATCCCCCTTCCCATCAACACCGAAAGAGACGTACGGAAGGTGCCATTCGCCAGCTTTTAGATTGTAAGGTTCACTTTGATGAATTGCGACTTCGATAGCACCAAACAATGCTTGGATTTCAGGTTGGGCCGCATAATGACACCGCAGCTTAAACATTGCTTTCCAAGCGGATTCTGTCGCTGTTACAACTCCTTTTGTCCACATCCAAGGCTCAACATAGCGATTTGCTAGCTGCTTATGTAGACCAAGAGCGTGAAGCTTTTGCACTCCTGCAACACAAGCATCTCTCATCTCAAGAATTACTTTCTTAGCTTCCTCAAGTTCTTGCCCAGTAAGTTCTTCCTTAGCTGTCATACCAGACTGATTTTTACCGTAGAACACAGGCATTGCAGGGTCATTAACAATCTGCTCAAGCTGTCGAATGATTGGAATAGCTCGACTACTTTGAATGTTACGACTCTGGGCCTTGTGTGTATTGTTTTCAGCAAGAATGAAGCGGTGCATCTCCACTTCAAGCGTGATTAGACGCGTATCCCGAAACTTACTATCTGCAATTACCCTCGCACTGACTCCCACTACTTCTTCTCCTCATGCTGTTCCAAAATCTTATCGGCGTAATAATGAATCTTACCCGTCTCATACTTCATATCATTACCCGCCTTACCAGCTCCAATCTTAATTCCCCAAGCTCGTACAAGGCTCTTAAGTAGCGTGCCAAATGAAAAGTCATTACCGAAGAAAGCACTAATCATCTCCTCAGTTTTAATATAGCACTTCCCTTCCTTCTGACGTTCGTTGAGGGTGTACAGCAACCACTCTGCAACAGGTAAATCATAATATGAACTGCTCCCACCATCAGATTTAATTGGACCTTGCTGCTTCAAATCTGTATTAATCACATCAAGAAGCTTTTCGTTTGGTGCTGGCGCTTCTTCACAATCCACATCAGCCAATGCCCACTTCCTGCCATTTAGTGTGAAGTGATATTCCACATTACCCAAAGAGTTTGTGTACACAAAAGCATCATGTACAGAACCCTTCATCAACCCCATATACTCATAATTAGCAACCTTCACTCGAACTTTCATTTCCATTCCTCCTCTGTTACGTCTACATAACAATCTTGCTTAGATGTAACGAATGTTAGACATCTACTCTGGAATACACTCACTCAAATCAACATTAACGAAATCCACTGGCTTCAGGATTTTGCGTGCTCCGTTACGAACAGTGTAATACTTCTCACCCTTGTGAGTCACTTCTTCAATGTGCAAACCTTCCTGTTTAACTCCTTTCAAACCATGCTCTTCATAGTGGTCAAGAGTTTCCTTAGCCTTAGTGTATGTACGGAAAATCTTAGTGTCGTTATTCTTGTTTACAAGGTCCATAGCAAGATCAGTGTCGAAGTCTGCTTGATAGACAAGCTCAGCCAAGAAACAAAACGTCACCATGATGTCACAAATCCCATCCAACAGCTCAACAGCATCTCCTCGTGAAGCTGCTTCTAGTGTCTCTTTAGCTTCCTCTACAACAAGCTTAGCTTGGTTCTCTACAGCTCGCCAGAATTGAATATCGTCATGGTGGTAAAACTGATTTCCGGCTTTTTGATTCCATTCTACGATTTTCTTGTAATGCTCTTTAATGTCCAGCAACTCTTGTCTCCTCTCTAATTTCTCTGTGGGAATCCTTTCCCTTCCTATTTGCTTCTGCTAAGAAGCTCTCCATGCTGCGTATTGTTTCATCTTTTCTTTTGTCTGTCAAGCACTTATAGATATTTATCTAGAAGATACTTCATAGAGACAAAGCAAGGATCATACCGTCCATTCTCTACCTGATTCTTCATTACAATACCACGCCAATGACTCTTGTTACCTTGGCCACCCATATAGCTTTCGTCATGGAGATAGAAGGCACCTGCTACAAGACCCTGACGACACTCCCCATCTGGAAGATATTGCACACCATACTGTAGCGTTTGTTGGTGTCCCATACTAAACGACCAGCCAAGATTCTTGAGCTTCGCATCAATGTTACCACCAACACAATTCTTCAACAAACTGTTTGGGTTTACAAAGTAATGGCTGTAACGAATCCCATCAATATTCACAATGTCTAGAAAGTCGTGACACTCCCACCCCGCCTCAGCAAACCCAAGATCATTTACCGAAATCAAACCTTCCAGCTTCCGATCATTCTCAATAGCACGCTCAATACGACCTTGGCAGTGATTGCCATAGCACATGACCATTCGGGGCTTATATTGCTTCTTACGGTTAATAGCTTGCTGCATGTTGTACTGCTTAAGAGGGCCAAGAAGAATATCCATAGCTTTACGAGAAGCTTCAACATCCTTGGTGTACATACGTCCTTCAAAGCTTTTCTTACCAACATCATAAGAACTCAAGCTCGGCATATCGGCAAAATCGCCAATACACACAATCACTTCCGGTTGCTTCTTTACGATATAGTTTCCTGCTGCTTCAAGATGTTGAAGTGGAACGCCTTCTTTTGCCTGTACGTCTGGTAGAAATAGATGTCGCAAAATTCAGTCTCCTTAATTAGTGCCGATCTTAGTTCGATTCAGTTTATCAAAATCCAGAAACTCACTAAAATCTTCTGGTGTAATTTGTTTTTCAATAGTTAAGTTTGTCTTTAGCTCGATGTGACGAGAAAGAAGAATCTTTTCAAGACTTCCAATCTTCTCTTCAAGCTTCTCAAGCTTTAGCATTAGATTTGTGTAATACGTATTCTGCGAATACCCGTCTTCTTTCATTCTTCATCACCCATACTCTTAAGCTCATGTTTGAGCCAATCTCGAAGAGCTTTCAACCCTTGTTCTTCTCCAAGCTCATTAATTAGCTCTTTTGTGTTCACGAGGCACTGGATAAGAGCATCTTCATACCCAAGCTTATATTGGCATCCCATCACACCACACCAATCTGACTCATAAACACATTAGCAAACACACCAAACTGAACAATCTCTGCAAAGAACCAACTTGCACAAAACGTCTCTGCGTCCATATGAAACATTGCTTCATATTTATTCATCTCACTCATCTCCTTTCTCCTCTGTTGTTTCAGTATCTTTCAACCAAAGCTTTAGAAATCCTTGCGTCTCCTTGCAGCTCGGCCAGAGTGAGTGCTAAACTTCGTTTGCGATCTAGCCATGCAGTATGTGCATCCTCCGGGGTAGTAAATAGCCCAAGATATTCTTGATAACCCGTAAAGGGATTTCTACAACGTGCCTGAAACTTGTTCGCTTTAGTGTCCCATCTGACGCCTACAGGCCACTCCCCGTGATTAGACCTCACTTCTGTTATAAAAATATTCACCTTACGATCAATGAAAACACAAGTTTCAGCACTATATAGTTTGTTTCCTTGTATAAGTAAGTCTTTATCTAGCTGATTATCTTCCCAGTCTTGCTTTTCCATCCAAGCTTTGAAGTTAGAAAATAAAAGCCACTCATCGGCAACAGAGCAGCCTACATAGGTAGGAAACCGTTTGTGGTATTTTTCATCATATACCCTTCTCAACATGCTTTCCCACACTTGGTAGAATGGGCACTTCCACGCTAAGACCCGTCTACATTTACCACCTTCTTGGCTAACTGTCTTATATTTACATAGTTGGTAGTTTGCATCATTTATACCTATTTTTCTTACGCGGGGCATTATTAAACCTCCTTAAGCTTATCAATCACTTGTTGTCGTCTCAGCTTAGCATTACTTGCTGGTGTTACACCTTTCTCTTTCAACCAAACAGATACAAGCTTTTTCTTCTCAAGGTCTATTGCAATCTTTTCATAGCTTGCATCTTCCATTGAGATACCACGTCTTTCGGAATGGGTCTTGTTTTTGTGACAGGGCTTGCAGGCCAAGACCCATTCATCTCCAATACCATTACCACAATACCACAAGAAAGACTCAGCTTCAACTTTATTTGTGCATCCATTAGAAGATTCTAAGTGGTCGCACTCAAGCTTTGATCCAGCAAACCACTCTTCGCAGTAGTGACACTGACCAAGATTCTTTGTAGACGGATGAAACTTCTTGCTATCTTTCTCCTCTTGTGTGATTGGGCGAAGCTTCCTTGCTTTCCATTCCTTTCGTAAAGGATAGTCAGCCCAGATACGACGAATAGCTCCCCTAAGCCAGCCCCAATATTGAGCCTCAGTTTTCCATATCTTCTTGCCTTCTGGAGTTAGCCAAGGCTTATTCATCTTCTACGCTCTGGGAATATACAGGCTTGTTGTCGTACTCCATTTCAAGCCTGTAATCAGACCGCTCCTCTAGCTCAGCTTGATACTTCCAGTCTTCATAACATATACCACAGAACCCACAATCGTCTTCACAAGCCATAAATCACTCCCATACAGGTACGAACTGTTGAGTTTTTGTTTTGGTTACGTAGTGAGCCGGAATAATCTGTTCTGGAACAAGCTCTTGATACTCTTCAACCTTTTCGTAGGTTGCTTCGTCCCAATCAGTACCATAGCTATCATCCCACATGCCGCTACGCGATACGCAAACATTCAGGAAGTCAGAGGCGTCTATACCCTCTTCAGCAAGAACTTTAACATCTTCTTCGGTGATAGTGTGGGAGGCCGAGCAATAAAAGCTACCGTACTTACGGTGATCTTTTTGAAAATCCCCTACTTCTGAAACATATTCGAGCAGGTCTTCTTCAGTAATCTTATTCATAACTCACTCCTAGATTATTAAGCGTATCTCGTACACTCAGTTGGTCGCCTACGAATCGGCGCATATGGGCACAGTCTATATACGTCTGCATTAGGTCAAGGTAGGAAGCAACAACCTCCTCCCCATTCCACGCAGTATAGGTGATTGGTTCAGGATACCATGATTTGTAAAGACTCACCATCTTTTCCCAACATTCCTTATCTGTAGTAAGTTCAGAGAAATCTTTAAATGCTGCCTTCTCCCCATACTTTACACCAGCAAGCTCAGTTGGTTTGTAGCAGTCAGACGGGTCTCCAATGGTAGATTGAAGATAAAGCCATTTACGACCAAGCCCATCAACCTTGTTTTTCCCATCAATAAACAACTCACCAACACCAGAGATAAACTTAGGCTCTTGCATCTTATCCCAGTTGTACAACCACCCCATGCACTGCTTTGCATCCTTGTCTACAGTTGCCTGAACTATGCGTTTTTTAGCCTTAAAACCTTCGTAAGCGTATGAGGCTAGCACATCATCAGACTCCCATCCATTCGCCTTTTCTGCCTTGTATTTCCCTACTAAATAACCTTGCACTTCCTTCAAGTGGAGTGGTCGGATACTATCTGTTCGGTTGCTCTTGTATTTAGTTGGTAGAAGCAGATCATCCCTGAAATTCCCCTCCCCCTGCACTATAATCTTAAACTCAGAACATCCAGAAGCTTTCCAGATATTATCAACCATAACCTTTACAGTATGCAAGCAATTTTCTATAGGGTCAACAGTTCGATCATCAATTATATCAAAATCTGTTTCTTCCCACTTCTCTTGCTCTTTCAACCAGTCACGGAAAGCTGTTCGATGTTGAAACTCTTTGCTCCGACTAGAGCCTTTGTGTACGGCACGAATAAACCTCTTCTCACAAGCAGCAGAGGATTTGAATCCAATCAAGTCCCCGTCGATCACGCATAAGCTCATCTAGTCCTCCCTCCTCAATGCCAATGCTCAAAAGAACAAACCTTTGCATCATCTCCTGTAATCTCTTTGAACTTCGCAATCAGACCTTCAAATTTTTGATATTCTGAAGGATGTACACCGAATCCAACATAGTAACCTTCGTCTGAGTAATAACTGATAGCTTGTACTTCCAGTGGGCATTCAAGCATGTATCCGATATCACCACCATACTTATCTTCTAGTTCACCTTCTTGCAGAACACCCTTCTCGACCAAATAAGCTTCAGCATCTTCTGTATAGACACCAATGTAAGTCATTGCTGTAACGTCAACACCCATACACACCTCCTAAAAGAAGGGGCTGCAATCAGCCCCGTTGTGTTTTAATATTTAGTCCGCATATGTCTCATAAGCAAGACGAACCTTAGCAAACTCTTCTGACTTCTCCTCAAAGATGTTCTTCACATAAAGGGCTGCGGCAGCTTTCAGTGTCTTAACATCTAGTTCGGCTTCTTTACCATTATCTTGCAGTGCCTTCACACTCAGACGAACGTTCTCCGCTTCAGTCAGCAGGCGTACCATGTTTTGAAAGAATTCTTGTTCACTCATATTTTCTTTTCTCCTCAATCAATTAAATACAATTTCTACGTTACCCACTTGACCCTTCTCAATGTCTATCTGAAAAGCAACACGGTCGAAATCAGAGCAGCCAAGCTCTTTATCAACAAGAGCAT